GACATATTGACGATGCGTGACATGGTGGATGACTGGTTTAACGCAGTCGAGGGTCAAGCCATCCAGCTAGCCAAGGACGGTGTGGCGATACCGGGTAAGAAACTGGTGTACGCGCAAGCTAAATCTAAGTGGGCGGGTGACGAGCGTACGATAGCCAATACCCTTGGCCAGATCGCTGGTGTGCCACCAAGCATGTTTTACAAGCCACGTTTGACCACCATCACGGAAGCCAAGGAAACCGTCAAACAGGCAATCTACGAACGCGTTGGCCGCGTACAGGGTAAACAAGCCATGATCGAAGCCAATCAGCAAATGGCACCCTTGACGACTAAGGCTAGCAGTGGTAACTTAATGTTGGTAGACAGAGAGGATAAGCGACCAGAAGTCAACACAGCCAACCTACTAGAATACAAGCAGTGACCATCAAACATAAAACAGGATACCATGACCATGGCAGGAGCTACATTCTCACCGGGTAATACCCTTATGGCCAATTCCGCCGTAGGCGACGAATGGATCAGACGGGCTTGCGCGGAAAACCCCACGAAGAAAGACGATGCGGGGTATATTGTGTCGGGACCAGTTAGGCTTGCTTTCTGCGACACGCTGTTTGAGCCGAAAGCGCCGATGGGCAATCCCAACGCCACGCCCAAGTTCAGCGTGTGTGCGCTGTATAGCCCGTTCGTGGATATGAACGTATATCTGCAAGAGTACTACCGTCTCGCTGGTGAGACGTTCAGGGAGTACTATAACCCCCACTTGAACCAGTACACAGGCTTGGAAAACCCGTTCCATGACTGTGCATTGAAAGCGCACAAATTCGAGGGGTTCACGCCCGGTCTGTACTTCATGAACCATACCAGCAAGTTCAAGCCGAGCATCGTGGACACACTGAAGAAACCAATAGAAGACAAGAGCCGTGTGTATCCCGGTGTATGGGCATTGATCGCAGTCAACGCGTACCCCTATGGCAAGTCGCCGCCCCAGCCTAAGAAGGGGATTTCGTTTGGCTTGCAGTCGGTGATGATTATCGAGAACGACACGAACCTGTCAGGTGGTGGTGTGGACCCGGCACAGGTGTTCAAGGACGCGCGGGTGCAGCCGCCAAAGATCAATCCGGGTGCCTTTGCCGGGTTGGTGCCGCCACCGCCCAACGGTGGGCCTAGGATGCCCGTGGGGATGCCCGGTGTTGTTCCGGGTGCGCCACCCGCCTACTCGCCGCCGCCCCCGCCCAATCCGCTCTATGGGGCCATGCGTGGGACCACCATCGCTGATGACGAGATGCCGTACTAACAAGTTTCTGGCGTGGTAATGCCCCCGAAGCGACACGCCAGAATAAGGCGGGACCGGAGACGCGCACACCCTCCGGTCCCGCCGACAGCCATAAGAGGCGAGTAATGCCGATGTCCAAGACACCCGATGCCGAGATGAACCTACGCTTCGCGTGGGCAGTCTTGATGCTGGGTTATAACCAGCATGACGTGGCAGCGATCTTTGGCGTAAATGGTGGACGCGTTGCGGAAGCAGTCCAAGCCGTACGCCTAGCTGTCAGTGATCCTATTAAATTCACCAAGATAATCGAGAGCATAACACAGGAGAAACAAGTTGGCAGAGCATCAGGGATTGCCGGTGGCGGGGTACAAGCCGCAATCGGACGAGAAGGTACAGATAGTCAACCACAACAAGGAGATCGAAGAGATTTGCTTACGCATTCTGGACACGCTGAAGACGGAAAACTGGGTTGACCAGCGTTGGCTAGCCATAGGACGAACCCACATCGAAGAAGGGTTCATGGCAGTCAATCGGGCAGTGTTTCAGCCGGGACGGGTGAAGATAGCGGCAGATGAACTCACCGGACAATGATCTAGTCCTCGATTTCGAGACTAGAAGTTCAGTTAACTTGAAAAAGGCAGGGGCGTATAGATACGCCTCTGACCCGTCCACACAGGTATTGGTGGCAAGCTACTGTATAGGCCAAGGGCCAATCAAGCGGTGGCGACCATACAAACTCGAACCCCTTCCTTGGGACTTGATTGAGCACATAACGCGTGGGCGACGTGTCGTAGCGCATGGCCCTTTTGAGCGCGTGGTGTGGGAGCGATGCCTTCGATCACGCGATGACCGGTTGCCAGAACTACGCATTGAACAGATGTCCGATCTGATGATACGGGCATTCGCGTGCAATTTACCGGGATCGCTGGAACAGCTAGCCAAGGTGCTGGGCCTTCCGATGAAAGACATGGAAGGCCACAACGTTATGATGCGTATGAGTAAACCGCGCAAGGTCAACGCCGATGGAACAATCACGTGGTGGGAAGACAACGAACGGATTGTGTCGCTGGAGGATTATTGCGACCAAGACGTTAATGTGGAGCGGCACGCCAATGCTGTGCTGCCTGAGCTTACACCAGACGAGTTGGCCTTGTGGCACCTTGACCAACGAATTAACGACAGAGGTATCCCTCACGATTTGGGATTTGTCGAGCGAGCTATTAAACTTGTTGATTATGCCAAGCTGCGAGCCAACGAAGAGATCGCCAACCTTACCAATGGCGCGGTGGGAAAGGCTACAGAAGTAGCCAAGCTGGTTGACTGGCTCAACTCGCGCAACGTCGCAGCAACAAGTTTGCGGAAAGGCGACCGGCAGCAACTACTGGATCAAGCCAAGGCGCTAGCCGACGAAGACGCCGAAGATGTCATAGAACTGCGTTCGACCACCGCCAAGACTTCCACTGCCAAGTACCGCGCCATCAAAGCTAGCGTGGGCGCAGACGGGCGTGGACGTGGGTGGTTGCAATTCGGTGGGGCGCAGCAAACCATGCGCTGGGCGGGCAGGGTGGTGCAGCCCCAGAACTACGTACGCGTTGCTGACGAGGAAGAGGCAGCACTGGTTTCGTGGGTGGTGGGGCTAACGCAAGATGAAACACGACCCCTGTCAGAAGTGTACGATATGGTTGAGTTGCTTGGTTCGCCAAAGCTGGCTAATGGCGACACGCAAGGCGGCATGGCTACTTTGGCGTGGCTTGCTAAGGGCTTACGCTCTACCATTGCCGCGCCTGATGGTCATGCTTTTGTGGGAGGAGATTTCTCCAATATCGAAGGCCGTATCAACGCGTGGCTGTCAAAGGAAGAATGGAAGATACAAGCATTTCGGGATTATGATAATCATATCGGACCCGATCTGTATAAGCTGGCGTATGCCCGTGCCTTCAATATCACTGTGGAGCAAGTCACTAAACCGCTGCGGCAGATAGGCAAGGTAATCGAGCTACAGTGTGGATATCAGGGTGGTGTAGGGGCTTTCGTCACAGCGGCAGGCAACTACTTGATGAAGCTACCCAGCCTAGCCAAAGCGATCTATCAGACCACCGATGCGGAATTGTGGGAGGCAACGGCCAAACGACACGCCCGTGCAAGAGACAGGTTAGACTTGCCAGAGGATATATGGACAGCGATCAAGATAGCTGTCGTGGGCTGGCGTAAGTCCAACCCGTTAATCGTACAGTCATGGTGGGCATTACAGGATGCAGCCATCCAAGCCGTGGATAGACCGGGCGTCTTGGTGCCGGTCTACAATGGTAAGGTGTCGTACTTCTCCGACACGCACTTCCTCTATTGCCGGTTGCCGTCTGGAAGAGTTCTAATGTACGCTCAGCCTCATGTTGCCGTCATTCAGGAAGAGAAAATCTGGGACGGAACCCAATACGTTGACCTCGATAACCTCTTTCCGCACGAACTTGACGAACTGATTGCGCTAGGATACAAAGTTGTCAGTCACAAGCGTCGGGGCGTAAGGTTCTACGGCCTCTCAGACACAAGGCAATGGGTCCGCAAAGCACTGTACGGCGGATACCAATGCGAAAACATAGTTCAGGGTACGGCAAGAGACTTTTTGGCACCGGCTATCGTACGGGCTGAACAAGCCGGGTATTCAGTCATCCTAACTGTACACGATGAAATACTGTCTGAGATAAAGCCCAACTGGTACGACAAACCGACTGACCATGAAAGGTTTTTCCAGTGGCTTCTGACACAACTCCCACCATGGGCGGCGGACTTTCCGATGGCGGCGACGACATGGTACGGGACAAGATACACAAAGTGAAATACCCCCGTTGGAACTGCGAGAAGTTTATTGACCTGATGCTATTCTTTGGCTTGAACGAAGATGTGCCGGTCAGCGAGATTATGTTTTCGCTTGGGCTTATGGAAGTCGGTGGCGGTGGTCTAGGGCCATATACCGGCAGGGTCAATTCCAACGAACGCCGCAAAGGTTCCAAATATAGACTTGTGAATGGGCTGGAGCCAAATACGTATCGCTTGATCGAACTCACTTGAGGGCAACATGGCTCTTTTGTGGGAAGCACTGGCGTGGGCTAGACGTGCGTGTCCCATTTTCCCCCTGCCTAATGGAGAGAAGAAACCAACCGTAAGCTTTCCAGAGCTAGCGACCACCGATGAAAGCAAAATCATTCAGATGTGGCGCGATCCTATCACGGGATCGAAAGACCTGAACATTGGCGTACTGTGCGGTGTTACTTTCATAATCGTAGACATAGATACCAAGAACGACAAGAAATACAACCGATCAGCCATAGCTAATTACGAGGCATTGGGTGGTCATTGGGACACATTGGTAGTCAAGACAGCATCAGGTGGGCTACAAGCCTATTTCAAGCTGCCACCGGGTGTGACGTTCAGGAACATGCAAGACGTAGTGCCAGCCATCGATATCCGTGGCTTCAACGGCTATGGCATAGCACCGGGGTCTTTCTCGCTGGAAAGCGGCGGGGCTTATGAACTGTATATCGACAAGCCAATGGCTGAGATACCACCGGGTATCCTAGCCGTCCTGAAGCCGGTCAAGACACGCAAAGAACGCTTCAATGGCCATGCAGACGCCGAGAAGGCGATACCACTTTATGTGGACTACCTTCAACGCGTTGCCCCAGCAATCGAAGGCCAAGCAGGAGACGCGCACACTTACAACGTGGCGTGTATGGGTGTACGGGATTATGGGTTGACAGCCGTCACAGTGTTTAACCTACTCATGGAGCATTTTAACCCACGGTGTGAACCACCTTGGGAAGCGGATGAACTCCAACACAAAGTCGAGAACGCTGACGACTACGCCATAGGCGAAGTCGGCTCGAAAGACCCAGAAAACACGTTGGCTGCGCTTGTCTATAAGCCGCCCCTGATCAAAGCCCTTGGACCACCCCCGCTGTTGGTCGCCAACGGGTACGAGTTTCAAGCCCACCAGCCCAAGCAACTGACCGAAGAACAGTTTATACCCTTGGTGGACTGGGTGATATACCCGCTGTGTGTTCCGCGCACCGTGACCATGGCCGTAGGACCGGGCGGCGTGGGTAAGAGTACATTCTTTGTGGCACTGGCTTGCCATGCAGCCGTGGGCAAAGACTTCGGACCATACAAGATACCCCGACCGATAGATGTACTACTCTATAACCCTGAAGACAGCGCGAGCGAGATATCAGGACGAGCGGCGGTAACGTGTACGCAGCATGGGCTGAACTGGGATGAAGTACGACAGCATTTGTTCATCATGGATCATGAGAGCGAAATGCTGACGATGGTCGAAGCGGACAATGGCCGCAACATGAAAGTGCCACCGACCACTGAGAAGTATTTCACTGACTATATCAACGCCAAGCCAACCATAAAGCTGGTCATCGTGGACCCATTGCGAAAGGTGCTTGTTGGGGTCAATGAAAACGACAACGCCCAAATGTCACTGGCAATGCGCTTCATCAACAAGTTTGCCCAACGGCTGGACGTGGGCATGATCATCAGTCACCATACAGTCAAGCATCTGATGCTACTCAAGAACCTAGACCCCGACAGCCCTGACTTGAGCGTGGGCGCGGGTAGCGTGGTATCGAGCGCACGTATCGTCATGAACATTCTCCCGCAGACCATGGAGGATATCGACAGGTACGGCAAACACGTTACTTTTTTCTCGACACGTGTCAGCAAGAGCAACCACGGTCCATCAGGTCCGAGTACGCTACAGTGGTGGGAGCGGCGGGTTATGCGAGCCTCTAACAATGGCTTGTACACCACCCCCATCAAGCTAGATATCACGTCAATACAGCAACGCGTGAACAACGAACACATAAGTGCCATTGGCGACGACATGGTTGAGCGGAGTAAGAATGCTATAAGCGTGGCTGAAGCCGCTGCGATACTGGGTAAGACGGCAGAGTTTGCTCAGTCCACCAAATCGTTAGCTGAAGCAGTTCGCAGGATATTCAATCGCGGATCAACCTCGCACCCCTATACCGACATATTCGGCAACGTGTTTATGATGATGCTGGAAACAGAGGGTAAACGCCACGAAGTGGTTTTAGTCCCACAGAGTGGATATAAAATCCCGCCCCCGGCAACGATGGTTCTGCCCACTCGGACCCTTGGACCGGACCCTGACGAGTACGATGGTCCCGACGAAGAGCCGCTACCCATCCTGCCGTGACCGTGGAGAGGTTTTTCTAGCCCGGTGGGCCGGGAGCCTCGCCGGGGGAGGGGAACGCGGCCAGCGAGGCTCTGACGGGCGGCGTGACGGTCAGGACATCACGCGGCAAACGCGTTGGCTACTTGCGACAATTCCAGTGGTGGCCCTTGTACACGGTCCTCATGTGATGGGCCAGACAAAGGGGCTGAGACTTCCCTGAAGGATGAACGACCACCAGCTTGGATTTGGGGTCTTCAGTCGGGTCAGAAGGGTCCGTCGCCGGGACGCTCCCCGGTGGCGGCTCTGGCCTCGATGGCCTCGATACGGGAACACGTGGCAAACGCGTTGGTGCAATAACGTCAAGAGCGCCTTGGGCAGTCTCAGGGACCACCGGGTCTTCGCCTTCGACGTTCAGACACGAAGTGTACGCTCTCTGCCATGCCCACGTCAGAAGTAGCTGACTTGTTTGTGCGGCGTAGGGCCGACAGTAGTCCATCGACGCGCCGGATACATCGTCACTTCTTACGAGACAGAGGAGGAGCAAGCTTGCGCCTAGTGTGTTTCTCACGTTTAGCCCCCGGAAATTTTCCACCGTGGGCATAGTACAGCCTGACCTGTGCGGCTGTAAAGTGGCGACCTGTCGGGGATACGTAGTGGTCGCCTACCTTCTTGAAAGGCATGTCACACGCGCCCGGTCAAAACCAGTATGATCAGTACCAACAAGACCACGCCCAAAATGCCTGACGGATAATATCCCCAGCCTCTTGCATAGGGCCAAGTCGGTAGACCACCGATCAGGAATATCACTAGGATGATGATCAGTATGGTGGTTAATGTCATGTCATGATCCTCCACGCGGTTGTGGTACTGGCTGTGCCTGTCGTTGCTCTAGTATGATCCTTGCTGCCGGTATTGCCGGATCAACCCGTCTCTCAGGTACTGTCTGGATAACGATACACCCGCTGAGCATCAAGAACGACAGGATGATCCACTTCATCAGCTTTTCACTAGGTACGTGACCAGTGCTCCACCCATTACACCCACCGCTGCAATTGCGGCATCCCTAGTTAACTCATTAACGTGTACGCCCAATGCCGCTGCGACCGCTATGGTGATCAGCACTATGCCCAGCGTAAAGGCTAGCACTAATGCGACTGATCCACGGTATTGGCTCATTTGGCTTGGCGAGCCTCTTTCTCAGCCTGCTTGGCTTGGCGAGCCTCTTTCTCAGCCTGTGCCTTGAGTATGGCCTCCTCCTTCACCGCTTTCGCGACGATGGTTTTCTGGTCAGCCTTTGTCTTGTAATACTTCGGATCAGTCGGTAATGGCTGCTTCTCCAATGGCGGCGGATCAGCCACTAGGACAAACAAGCCATCGTGATATTTTACGATTATCTCGACCAGTCCATAGGTGGTTGGCGCGGCTAGGCCAATCGTCTTGGCGTGAGCGAGCATATCTGCTTTATACTTGTCAATTGCTGCTTGCAAGTCGTAGCCAAGCCCTTGATATTCATCCGCCCACATCTCGTATGGCTCAGCCATAATCAACCTCCCTTGATGATGAACGTAAGCAAAAGTGTCGGCTGCACAACGTTGGCCGGAGTGCTGGTCATCGCCGCAACCCCGGTGGCGTCGTTGTCGGTGGCACCCACCAAGCGCACGCTGGACCCGGCCGGGGCGCTGTTGCTGGAACCCGGATTGGTCGCCATGAAGTTACCGCCGCCTTGCGGCGCGTGAGTATGACCGTGACTATGGTTTGTTAGCTCTGCGGCAATAGGTGAATGCACGGCCTCTCCACCAACACCGCCGAGAACATCAGTCGGCACGCCCCCAGTATAACCCGATATCAGCCGTCCCGGCGACGGTGATCCCCAACCACCCATGTTCTCTTGACCGGCCGGAACTCGTCCACGCAAATCAGGAACCATGAATGATCCCGCATCCAGCGTGCCATACGGAAAAGCCGGGGTGGTATTGGCAAACAGATTGGTGAGAAGAGGGTTGGCAGAACGGATAAGGTTCTGTCCGTTGCAGAGATACCAACCGGTTGGTGGTGCATACCCAGCATAAAGCAGTATCGTACCAACGGGTAGCCCATACTTGGTGGCAAGAGGTAAACCACCCTCAGTGATACCAACTGGTGCGTTGACTATTCCAGTTGATCGAATGATGCTTAATGGTGCGTCAACGTACAGACCAGCATCGTCGCACCTGTAAATAGCGAAGTTTGATCCTGCATTTGCACCGCTCTCGGGCGTAGTGTCGCCAAGCACTTCAATCCAACGGGTCTTACCGTTCATATTACCGTAGATAGTGACACCTTCCCCACTCGCAGACTTAGTGAGCACAATGAAGGGATTAACCGCGACCATCCCAAGCGGACCAGTCATGGTGTCACCAGCCTTGGCAACGTATCCTGATCCACCACTTGACCCGACTACCCACTTCGCTCCGTCCCATCTCCACGAGAACGTACCGGTGGTGAATATGTCGCCAACCGCTGGTGCATTTGGAAAGTCAAGCATGGTCGTTCCCTCTTAACGCCGCCGCCGCGCTATCAGCTTGCCACCACCCGTACAAGTGCCGCTGGCGAAGGCTGCTTGCGCCACCAAGTACACATTTGTAGGTACTGAAACATTTACCGTTATTGCTGGCACTGGAATGCTGCTCAAGCTGCCAAAGGTCGCACCACCGGCAAGCTGATGACCATACCTTTGGTCATTCCCATTTAGGGTGGCACTTACCGTACTTACGCTGCCATAAATCTGTGTTGTGCCCACAGTTGGCATTACCATCATTGTTCCCCAAACATCCCAATCACCGGGCGACAAGAGTAGGGTTACAATGTTAACCGGCGTTTGATTTGGTACACTGGTGCCACCGGCACTGGCGGCAGTCAATACCTCTCCAACCAGACCGGCAGCAGGGACGGAACCGTCAGTCACACCCTGTTGTCTAAGGCTGGGACTTATAGTAACCACGCCACTCGCTCGATTGATACTTATTGGCGAGCCGAGATATACACCAGCATCGCTAAAGCGGTTGATGACAAAGTTCGATCCGGCATTGCCTGTACTCTCAGCCGCACTGTCTCCAAGACCTATCTGCCAGCGCCCCAGTCCGGCCATGTAACCAGTAATCACGGCTGCCTCGCCCGAATTCAACATGCTCATGTTGAGACTGGGATTGACTTTCGTGATCACCAAATTGCCGGTCATGTTGTCGCCAGCCTTGGCGACGTATTTTGACAAGTCGGGTGAATTACTGACCGCAACTACCCACTGAGCACTATTCCCGTCGTTGTAGCTGACGTACAACTGAGCACTGACGCTATCAAACCACAGCTTACCCTGTACCGCTGTCGGTGGTGTGTCCGAAATCACCACGCCACTGTTGCTCGTTGCCGCAGCCACAAATGCTGTCGTTGCAATTGACGTGTCGTTATCGCCGGGTGCTGGTGTGGGCGCTCTGGGATCACCCGTAAATACTGGTGAAGCCAGTGGAGACTTCAAAGCCAGATCGCTGACGAGATTGGTGACATCACTTTCTAAAATCGGTAGCGTTGGCGGAAACGTCGCTGGCTTACCCGTCAGTGTCGTCCATGTCGGATTAGCTACGATTACCGTCCAACCGGCACTCTGTCGGCCGTATTGCTGCCCATCGTTGGGGGCGTCAACAATGCCGCCGCTATTGGCTGGCGGGACGCCCTTTATGATCCAGCGTGGCGATTGCCAAATATACGTTGGCTGATTGCCACCCGGTGGTGTGAACTCCTGATCCTGTACAGGGTTGTCTGGAAAATTATAAGCCATGGGGCTATACCGTTCTCACCATCAGGACCGAGCCATTGCGATACACGCCATTAAGCGGCACGCCCGCTGAAGCGGCGGCACTATCGTTGGCGGCATTAGTTGGCAACGTGTTGAACGTAAGACCGGCACCACCCACTGGCACAAACGCTGACACCCACTGAGAAGATGTGCCATCGCTGTAGTAGATGTACATCTGGCCGGTGTCGCTCTCCCACCATAGCTGGCCAAGTGTCGGGCTGGCGGGTGGTCCGTCGCCCACCGTGGTGATTGCCGTGCCGCCCGGTCCTACCGGACCCTGCGAGCCTGTCGGGCCTACTGGGCCTTGCGGCCCGGTGTTGCCTATCGGACCCTGCGCTCCCTGCGGGCCTGTCGGGCCGGGAACCGTGCTGGCCGCGCCCTGTGGCCCCTGCGCCCCCTGTGGGCCAGTGTTGCCGATATCACCCTTCTGACCTTGCGGCCCCTGTACGCCTTGCGGCCCCTGAACGCCCTGCGGCCCCTGCAAGCCCTGTGCGCCCTGCGGCCCCGGTGGGCCGGGAACCGTGCTGGGTGGCCCCATTGGCCCTTCCGGCCCTATCGGCCCCGGTCTGACAGCCAGTTGCTGAAACCTGAATATCGTACGATCAAACTCGTCCACTATCTTCTGTCGTACAAACGCGTCATCATAGTCAAAATCGGTGGTGTATTGCAAAGAGCGCCCAACGAATATGACGTTCACACCGCCGAGAGCAAGCTTGTCTATCAAAGACGTTGTAGGTGTGATCGTAAAATCAGCTAGGCTACCGTCCAGCGGAAAATCGACGCTGTAGTCCAAACCCTGTTCAGCCGTTGGACGGGAACCCACGGGAAGCGTACCATACTCGACATACACTTCACCGGCTATACCACTGGTTTCAATGCCAATAGTTATCGGTATGTCAGCTACGACATTAGTGAACTCAAGTTCTACGTCTGTGTCGCTGACAGCCATGGTTCAGCCTTTCTAGAAACCGGGAAGGATGGCACTACCAGTACCGGGGCCTACACCCTTAAAGAATGGTGAACCCACGCCTTTGGCTTGCGCTTGCTGATGTTTGAAACGAACATCCATTCCATGCGGGTCAAGGTATCGTTGGAACGGCTCAAGTATGTGCCGCTGTAGCAATATACCCGCCCAGAACGTATTGGGTGCGGCGTACTTGCGGATGAAATCAATCCACTTAACGCCTTCCTTAGTACCCTGCCAAGTACTATTACTTTCATTTATCTCAAAGAATTGGAAAGCTGATCCTTCTGTACGCGCGATAAACTCAGCCGTCGCTTCCACCAATGGCCCACCCGCCGCCTTGATTATCGCCGAAGCTGGGTCTGTCCTCAAACCACCCGATATCAGTGAACCCCAAGGCCCCATTGCTTGGCTGACGGCTTTGATCCAGAAACTCGTTGTGTCCATAGGCTCCAGCGATCTACCATTCGCTATGTTCCTAGCCTGTGCAGCAATCGCACCGGCTATGACAGTCGTCAGTCCAATACGCGCAAAAGCGCCCATACGTTCACCGGCGCTACCCTCCATGAGAATACGGCTAAGGTTCAGCGCAAACGTGATCCCGTACGATTGGAATGCCACGGTGGACTTACGCAGTGCGCCAACCACTTCATCTGCGCGTGAACCGCCCATGGCTATGGCTTGGGCTTCGATGCTGGACCGCATGACACTGCGACGGCTTTCATTCCAGAACAGTCGTTGCCACTTGTGGGTCAGTTCTGAGCCTAGCGCGTCCATGTGATCCAACGGCCGAAACATGCTTATCTCGTCAGCCGGTTGGAATGGGTTGTCACCCATTATTTTGCGGGTTCTGTCCCACTCGGCTGGTGTGATCCCATTATTCTCCAACAAAAACCGCTCGTTTAACTGGTCATACGACAAATGCCTATTCTCAAATAAGCTGATTGCACGCCATTTGTTGTCTGACGTAACCATGGCGTCGAAATGCCGGTTCATCAGGTTCAACTTCATGGTCTTGTCCGACAGCCACTTAGCGGCTGTCTCACCCATCGCAAAGTTATTGTGGTAATGCGTTGAGTGCGTAATCTGAGCCGAATACTCGGAATGAATATGCCCTATGCCCAGTGCATCACGTCGCGCACGGGCTGTATTGAACATATCCTGAAGATACTGCCCCATAGGCCGCAGGAGGGGTTCATGGTTGCGAAGCCGGTTCGCCAGCATAGTGGCGAAGTCACCCGGTATCGAAGAGAACAGCGCACCGTGCAGCATGGCGCTGTTCATCAGATTGGTGGTCGATTGCACGACCATGCCGAAGCGGTTTTCTCCATCTATCGGATTGGTCTTGAATACAATCTCCTCGATGTTCTTCATACGCCGCTGAAACCGGTTCAGATTGCTGATTGGCTTACCGGCTGGCTTCAGTGTCTTAACTGCGTCTTCAGTCATTGTCTTGAAAGCCAATGCAGTGTGCTTTGGACTTGGCCCCCATATTCGGGTCATAGCGATGTTATGCGCGTGCTTCTCCATCATACGTGTGACGGTGCTGAGAAAATCACCGTCCATCAACTCCGCGTGAAACCTAGCGTAGCTCTCGCCGGTCTTGAACTTGATCATCGTATAGTTCTGATACTCACGACCAAATTGACCACCGGTATATTCATACGGGCGTGGTAGCCCTTTCAGTTCCTTATTCGTCTCCCACTGGTTCTCGCCCCACATTTCTTTTACGTGGGCATTGTAGTAACTCTCCAAGAACGCGTCCCGTTCGCTCTCCCGAATATGATAGCCATTACCTGTCGCGTTCCAATCGGGATCAAGTTCTTTGATGAACGCCTTGAACCCTTCCAAGCCCATCCGCTCAAGCCTAGGCGCGTTAGGCTGAACTGCCAATTCGTCAGCAACCATTCGCTCTAGCGATACGCCGTTAATTCCCATTTCTGAGTTATAGTAGTCATACTCTTTACGCAACGCAGTCGCTACGTCTTTAGCTGGCTTGCTGCCAGTGCTACCCGGCTTAATAATCTCGTTGGCTATGTCGGCTGTCTCTATATGACCACGGTTGAAGCCTGCCCAGTTCTTGCTGAACTCGTCCATGATATTGCGGAACATGCTGGTGATGTTTCCCCACACAGCATCCTTCTCGGCCACAAAATTAAGCCGGGAAGTCTTCAGGTGGCTTACATCTTCGACTGTGCCATGCCACACGTCATATGCGCGTGCGCCTAATGACCTATTAAAGCCACCGGTAGGCAGTGCCAAACCCTCGTCAAGCCGCGCACGATAGTCACCTAGCCTCTTGGTGGTCGCCTCGAATTTGAGCCTCTTGGCTGTACCGGACTTCTCGATGATCTTCATCATCTGCGCCATGGCTTCTGGACGGGCGTCATTCAAGCCCATACCCTTAGCCCTGTTGCCATCCACCAGCCGCAAATACGCGTCCTTGGCGGCGGCTATACGCACAGGCCCATAACGCGCTGTCGCCATGTTCAGTAGCAGACAATCCAGATGCTTGTCACCAGAGCCTTTTTTAGCCATTACAGTACCTTACTGCACTTGTTGAACACGTCGAACGCTTCTAGCTCAGCCTTCACGTCTTCCCACGCCTTAGCTATACCCACGTTCTCGCCATCAAGGTCAAAGCCCGTCAGCTTCGCTAAGTTACCGTATGCCTCGCCTGACGGTAGCCGTGGTACGACTGGCTTGGGCATCAGCCCCGGTGGTTTACCACCCGGTCGCCCAATCAACCCTTCGGCCTTTGCGCGAGCCATCATTTCGGCTTCGCTCTCCAAATGCCCGATGATATTACCCGTTTTCTGGTCTACGACATTACCACGCGTATCTAGCTGCCAGCCCTCCACAATCTGCGGGTCTTTCAGCCAATCAGCATTTATCTGGGCAACGCGTTCTTTAGGCAAAGCTGTCTTGGGCGCTTCCGGCTCGACGGCTTCAGCCTTGGCTACGATACCCTGATCCTCCATGAACTTGCCTATAGAGGTAAACACATCTTCAGGCTTGGGTTCCGCCATTGCCTCAAGCTTGGTCTTATTTACCCTTGTGGCTATGTCTATTGGGCCTTCACCCGCTACAGCACCCTCTGTGGCCAACGGGTCAGACAGTTGCGCCATGTCGAGTTCACGTTGCTTAAACAACTCGGCTTTCGTCGGCCCTACCGTCTGCTTTATGTCGTACGGGCTTTTTTCTTTCCTAAGACGCTTCACGTCCTTTGGCCAGCGAAACGAGCTATTTATCCAATCACGTGTCGTACCACGGATGTATGTTTCCAGTGCTTCACGGGCTTCCGGTGTTAAATCAAGTGCGCCTTGGCTTTCCGAGAATGATCGCTGAACGTCCTCGAATATCGCGTCGTTCTTAGCTTCCAGTGCCTTGATACGCTCAGCTATTACTATCTCGTCCAAGTGCTTGGGTGCCGGTGGTCGTGTACCACCCGGTCGTGTCTTCTGTAGCTCTTTGAAATATGCGTGGGACGCTATCTGTTCTTGCAGCACACGCGCCTTACCCCCCGGTGAGCGCGTACGCATACGCTCAGCTTCTTGCGCCCTGATGGTGGCGTCCAGAGCCTTCTTGTCGCCTGCCGCTACCTTACTGTGCAGATCGATCACCCGCTGTAGGTTCGCTTTCTCCTTGTTCAAGTCAGCTAATATCTTGTCTTTCTTCTTCCATGTCTCAGGATCATACTCACGTGCTGCCAATTCGGCTGGCTCGATACCGGGGTCTTTCTCGATAAGGTGGTCTACACGCTTCGATATCCACCGTTGCATCCACGGTGTGACATTGTTGACTATCCCTGCGCCGGGACCATTCCATACCCGTACATCAGGCATGAGCGTAGCCGTTGGGCTGAGTGGCCTTGTCGGTGCAGTCAGGTCTTGTGGCGCTACGCCATCAATGCCCATCTGAGCATCAACGTGGTCCAACGTCTTGGCTGCACGAACCTTGGTTGACTTGGTTTTGAACCTGTCGAGAATAACCGCCGAAGCACGCTGGTCACGTGGCACGTGGGCAAGCGCCGCGCCCTCGGTCATCTCCGGTGCGTTCACACCCGACACGCCTTCGCGCGGGATCGGGATTTGCTCCGCTAGCGCCGCCGCTGCGGTGGTTGGAAGCTTGCCCCGTGGCAGTCCCGGCAGTCCCGGCCCTCCCAGCCGCTCGAATGCCGTTGGCCCCGCTGGGCGGGCTGCTAGCGCCCCTATGTCGATGGGCGGCGGCTCCGGTACTTCCACTGGCGGCTCGGGCGGCGGTATCCGCATTGGCGCAAGCTGCGCCTCACGCTTCGATATGCTCAGCCACTTGTAGCTTTCATTCATGGCCGCGCGGCCATGCTGACCGGCCAGCCCTTCACCTAATGCGCCAAAAGCCATACCAAACACAAAGTTCTGGGCTGTCGAGTAGGCTATCTCCCCTGCCGTCTCTTCCGGCATACCCAATAACCTACGTCGGGCGGCTGGGTCTGTCGCTTCCTCTGTCAAGCCTAGACCAGCTTGTACAACCCCCATGGAAAGAATACGATAAGCTGACCTAGTTCCTATACCGCCGAATGGAGCGGTTGCGGCTTTAATCGGCGCAAATGGGTCTGATGGGCTGACTATGTTACCCGTACCACCAATGAACGCGCCTATGGCAGCTATCCAGCTTCTATGGTGGTCAATTGACATATCGCGTTGTAGCTGTGTGACCACCCCGTTGTGTATCTCGTCCAGCGTCCTGATACCCAGTTCCGGGTTCTTGGCCTTTGCCTCGTCAATCATCTTGTTGGTGATTGCAATATCTTCACGTAGCTTACTGGATGCTGCCGTGGCGTTGGCATAGCGTTCGTCTGGCCCACCTATATCCGCACCGTGCGCCATGATTGCCTGAAACATCGTACCTTGTTCTGCATTCCTAAAGCTGAAATAACTCCCAATAATAGGTATGTGAAAAGCTGTCTGCACCAACTGAGGAGGGTGGTAGCCAGCCTTTTCCAACAAATCAGTGTTGGCATCAAGCGCGTCACCAACGCGTAACTGATACGCATACCGGTTGTTGGCCACTGCCGCCGCATAACCTGACTTCGCGCCAGCAATAAACCCGATAGGCGGGTTCTCACCACCCCACGTGCTGAGCCGCGTCGGGTCAGCCTCAATCAATAACGGGTTGGGTGGTTGAACGTAGTCGGTCATTTACTGGCTCGCCCCAGCAAGTAATCACGCGTGGTTTCCACGTAGTGCTCTCTAGCAGTCTTCAAATACTCCTTGGTGACACCGGCATTACGGCTAAGTAGGTCAATAAAGTCATCTGCATTTGACTGTATGCTCTTTTCTTGCTCTGGCGTTATTACCTTCGGCCCAGCCGATGGCTGTACGACATTAGAACTAGGCACACCGGGTGCTTCACCCGGTACACCCGACGTGAGCGATGGTACGCTAGTCGGTGCCGGTGGTGCGGCTGGTGCGGCCACAACTGGCTCTGGCCCTTTTGGCCCAGCCCTTACACGTGCAGGCGGGCCTGCCGATGGGTCATAACCCATTGGCGCTCTGGTAGCCGGTGCCATAGCCGCCGCCGCTGACGCCGCTACAGCCTTCGCGGCGGCATCGTGTATAATCTCGGCACTTAACTGCGCTACATACACCTGTGGCTTGCCATCAGGGTATTGCGCGGTCTTTTCGTTTGTGATCGTGTGAAGCAAGTTACCGTCCGTATCCGCAAAATAGTACTGAGTGTCGGTGTAGTGTATTGGGATCAAATTTTCCTTCGCGACCGGCGATACGGGCTTCAGCGCACCATTTATATCCTCGGCCAAGGCTGGCGTTTGCGTCAGCGAAACGGCTGTCAGATCAAGTACGGGTAATGCCAGTTCCCACTCTTTACCCGTCGTACCGGGGATCAGGTCTGCGGTTCCACCATTGACCACATCCTGATGCACGCCCATCACGTCTTCATAGTCTTTCTGATAGTCAGCCGCGTCAAACGGCTCGTTCTTGTGCCGTGCAAAGTGAACTGCATCGACAACTTGTTTCATACCCACGCCCTTGGTGGGGTCCGTAATACCGCGCAACACGTCACCCATACCGCCCCACCAGTCTTTACTCTTCTGTAGCCAGTCCGGCGTGACGCCATTGTCTTCCATTGCGACTATCCCCTGATGGCCGCGTACTGCGAGATTGGCTATTGCCTTTCTGTCGCTTGCATACACGCGCCCAGCCGCCGCGCCAAACGGTGCTGTTTCGCCCATCTGCTTCCATGCTGCCTCTTGCACATCCGGGGAGAAATGCGCCATAGCAGCCCAGACTTGGTTTATTTTGTCGCTATCATTGCTATTTAACTGCCCACTAAGCACATTCACATCAGCCTGAGTAAGCGGGTGCTGTTGCTCCGTGGTCAAACCGCCGTAGTACTGGTCTATCTTGCCGTACAATTGCTGTCGCTTGTCAAAAGTCTCTGGGTTAGCTGCGTCCAGCCCTACAACAGCTAAATGCAGTGCCGTCGCGCCATACTCGATGGTGTTGTTCTTCAAGCCGTCTGAAACGACCTTTTGTGCGTTGGCTATGGCTTCCAGCGCATTGGCTTGCTCTTCTGTCCTTGGCACGGAGAGAAGATCAGGACGCCCACCACCGGTTCCAGCCACACCGCCGCCAGTATCGCTACCGCCACCCGCTCCCAAGTTACGCATGAACCTGTCGGCATAAGCCTGTGCCGTCGAACTGTTCATGCCACCTTCGCCGCCATTCCACGCAGCGGCTGCACCGCGTACACCATATTTCTTGACTAGGCGACCGAACTCACCTTCATATACTTTTTCCTGCGCGTCTGGGTTAGCCAAAAACTCCTTTACGCTTAACTCTGTACCATAATATTGTTTAGTCCACGGTCCTATGTTCTTTTCATTGACCTGATACTTACCCCAGTCATAGGTGCCATCCGAAGCTCTTCTATCACTTTGTACAGTGTACGGACTAGCTCGGGTGCCTGTCTCATTGGCGGCAGATGCAGCTTTCCACGCGTCTATGCCGCCCGGTGTACCAGCCCCGCCGCCGCCAAGCCTGCTACGACCGCCAGCCCGGTTCGATGCTGGCTCAATATGCCAAGGTTCATTTGGTAGGCCGTTTTTCCCCGTCAGTGGAAAGTCCAAACCATGTTCGCCAGCATGTGCGTGTAACCACGCCATAGCTCTTGCTGATCCATGAACATCCGCAGCAAGACCTTTGCCATGAAAACTTGTTAGTGGATTGGCGACCATATGCGGATTGACCCTATGCCTCGCCGCCATAGTCGGATCACCGGGATCACGCCATCCAGAATAAATCTCTATCTCTTTCTGTATCTCAGGCGGGGCCGATTGAATTAGCTCATACAGAGGCTGACCCAACTCTGGGCGCATGTTATTGATTGCCGCTGGGCCAAACCGGCTTTTAGTAAATGACTGAAGCCCAGCCTTCCACGCGCCACCGCCACTAGGCGTTGGTGAATACTTCGTACCGGTCCCGGTTCCACCCCTATCCACCTTGAGTTTTGCGGCATCAAGCTGCGCTGGTGTAGGATGGTCGCCTAACTCATCTAACGTCATCTGCATATCGTACGCTTTGCGTATCCGATACTGCTGTGACGCTGTGAAGTTCTTCAAGCCAACTTTCGTCACGCCCAATGACCACGCATCAAACTCACCCGGAGGAATACGCCCCTTCTCCTGTCGGGTCAGGAAGTTTTCTGCGGTCGCCACCGAGTCCGCTTTTTCCAGATTAGTCTGTTTCTCTAACTCTGTCGCATTCGCGCGCTTCAACTCGTTCCAATCGTGGTCAAGCGCATTCTTGCGTGTTTGTAGGCTATCCTGTAGGCTGCGGAACTGATCAGGTGTCAGCCGTTGACCCCATACCGGATTATCTACCAAGTCTTTCTGAAGTGCGATTATCTTGGCTTCTGCCTCATCCCTTGTGCTAGCTTTCCCTGACTCCATCAACTGATCGGCAGTTATAACGGCTTGCTCGCCAAATGCTTCAAAACGCGCACGCGTCATGTCTGACACGACATTTCTATTCATTTTGAAGTCTGTTATACCATCAAGGCCAGATTTATCCACGCCTAGCAGATTGGCTAACTCGGCCTCGTACTCTTGAGGATGACCAGCTACCCGGTTGACATGCGGGCTTTGCTGACCCTCAACACTAAGCTGGGCAAATGCCGACCGACTAGCTGCCAACGCCTTCCTGATGTTATCTATGTCGCTGGTTTCAAGCTGTTTCTGCCAATATGGATCATCCAGTTCCTTATTGATTTTCTCGATATCCTCCTTCGTATTACCGCCCGCCTTGGGGTACATCAACGTCTCAAAACGCAATATGGCGGCTTTGTTGCGTAAATCCTTTTTCTTCAAGTCCTTGGAATTCTGTGTTCCTCCCGGCGTGTCCTGAATTAACTTCTCGCCTTTGCCAACAGCAATTTCCCAAGACTTCTGATCGACTGCGCCATGCACACCTATATCATTCAGTATCGTCCGTGTCCCCTCGTCTATCAGCTTATCGGCATTGACCTCAGCCATCTTGGTGCTGGCTACTGCCGCATTATCCAAGAACTGCCGCTTCTCCTCCAAAAGCTGAAGCCTGCGTGCATCCTGCGTAGTTTTCGACGCACCCGACTTGGCAAGAGCCGCCAAATCGTCATTCATGAACTTGTTGAATTTTTCTTCCGTCGTTGGCATTAACTGTGCGCCTGACGGATCAGTCTGCTGAATTACGTTGTCGTTGTAATCCTTCTGAAACGAATGTGTATTGGCTACCGCTAAGTCAAACTTGTCCTTTATGCCCTGCTTCTTATTGGCATAATCAACCGCCGACCCCCCTAACCCCTGTAGCTGGTTAAAGGCTACCGCTTCTTCCCGAAAAGCCTGTGCGCCATACGCATCACCGCCACGTGCGGATTGCGGTACACCGGCAGACCGTACGTCAAGCTGACCTACATCAGCCGGTTTACCCGGCATGGGGAGAATGGGCATTATGTGACCCTCGATGTGGCGTAATCCAGCCCAGATTTAGCGCCACTTAGTATGCCGCTAACAAGGCTCCACTGCCCTGCCGATTTCTCAGAACTCGCGCCCATCTTTTCCGTGTTGAACTTATCATCCTGTTCAAGCATGGCTAACTGTGTTTTGTAGTCAATTATCTGCAATGATTGCTGATTGCCTTTTATCAAGTCCAAAAAGTAGTCAGTTGATGACCCAGTAAACGTAAGCCCAGTATACGCTATTTGCCCACGTATTGACTGTTCCTCACGCCAATTGGCAATAGCCTGTTCATTTCTAGCTGCCTCGCCTTGCTGACGAATGATCTCCTTATTGCGTACAGCTACGGCGGCGTTGTACTCATGCGCTTGGGCTTCGGCTTCATGGGCTTGCATCCCTGCAACGCCCTGCATGACCCCGCCGACTACCCCCAGAACTGCGCCTATCGCGCCCACAGGCGTTTTCCCTCTATTCGTGCTTTAGCCGAGTGAACAAATACGCGGTTGAACCGTCAGGATAGAACGCTGGGAGCCTCGCCTCGCGCTCAAAGCCCAAAAGCAGTGCCAGACGACACCCCGCCGCGAAACTCTCACGCACGGTCATTTCCACCCGGTTCCCCGGCCATGTGGCGAGGACAAAGCGAAGTTTTCGAGCGATCGCTGGCATCGCAGGCCCCGAATGCTTACCTAAAAGCGACCAAGCGAAGGCTCTACCCGCCCAGATTGGCCTTATGCCTGCCGCAGCAACGCATTGGTCGTTTACCCAGCAAGACATGGCCAACGAGTTGGCCACAACGTCGTCATCGATCTGTTCAGCCCATACTTTTTCGTCAGTCTGAGCGTCTTGCGGCTCGATCAGCTTGATATGCCATGCCTGACACGGCAAAAACCTGATCAACGCTCGTCCTCCACGTATGTCTGCGGATAAACGCCCACGACATTGAAGGGGATCGGGTCTGTTTGCCTGAACCTGACCGTTCCAAGCGTCCCATAACCACCCGGCAGCACGGTGGTGTTGCTCAGTGCAGTCCTGAGCGTCGTTGTCGGCACTGTATCGTCTGCCGGGTAGTTATACTCGATTGGCGTCCACATGAGTTCGCCGTGATCCTCGTCCCAACGGCCAACTTCACCCCCGGCGCTCTGCCACAGCCTCATAACCACGCTGTGGGGGCGTTTACTCTTGCCCTGCGCGGTCCCGTCCTGTGCGCCTAGCTCGGAAGCGATGATTTCACCTTCCATGACAAGAGGCAGACCCACGACAATGGTGGTCGCTGGCCTGTCAAGCTGTAGCATACCATTCGTAACCGGCCCAACGGAGCTATAAACGATGTCATCAGCCAGCACGGTCAGTAGCTGACCTTCCATATGCCTCAGACCATACACCTTATCAGTAGGATTAGTACCATAATACCGCAGAGAGCTATCAACCATTGTGGCATCGTCGCTAAGCTCGTCTCCAAAATCCCAAAACCTGAACAATCGTTCAATGTAGTGAACGTCCTGACCATCGACAGTCCTCATAACCACCATCCAGAGGCTATCTTGCTGGTCTGTTGGGCTGTTGACCGTACATAGGTCTTTCACAAAGCCGCCAAAATCGTGCCTGTGGCCCCCAAATATGTCATCGTCGTTGGAATAGGTCATGGCAGCAACTGAACCGTCAATGCGTCGGCCCCAAATGACACTGTGCGGCTCTTGCTGATACACGACTTGGACGACTTCCGGCTCCATCAAGTGGCCACCCATCTTACTCATCAGAGGCGCGTGATAGGAACCGGCCACATCCGCCTGACTTGTTCTGAATGTATGGGCGTAGAGCGCCCTACGGCTCTTCTGAAGGAACACCACGTCGTTATCCACCACGGCTGGCTCATGTATTGCACTGCCGCGCTTGGTGGTCGTACGGGCTTTCATGTTTCTGGCGCTCAACGCCTGATCAGTCGGGGCTGTCAGGATGAACTCGTACTTGCCCGTACCCACGCGCAAGGCTTCTTCCGCCGACTTGATCCAGACTATACGCGACATATACCGGTTATTAGCCCGCGCGACAATTGCGTGGGTGTCAAGCACTTCGTCAAACACGTTTGACTGTTGAAAGAAGGTGTGATTACCCGTGAAAGACCCAACCACGGTATCAGGAAAACCGCTTGCCCCTCCGACAAATAGCCTGTCTTCGTGAATACACCCACACGTGGGGTAGCCCGTCGTGTTTGACCACAGCCCAAGCCGCCAAAACTTGACTTGGGCTTCCAAGATCAGCGGGTCTTTGGTCAGGCTGAGCGTTATGTGTGTCGGATCAGTGACGGCAGCAATCGTCACCCAACGCCAAAACTCGTCCGCATCGCGAAGGCGTATCAGCCTGCCAACGTCTGTCGGCAAAAAGCCCCGCCCATCGTTTATTCCCACCTTGCTCGTTGCACGTAGAGTGACGGGTGGCGTGTCTGGCGACGACATGACCAGCTTGCCAACACGTGGGTTGATATTCCCCGGCTTCTGGACCGTCGTTATCCTGAGACGATACCGCTTGTATATGGCTGGGTTTCTGAGCGGAAAATATTGTGAGCGGTAGTTGCCCCAAGCTGTGTAGTTCTGCCGTGTATCCAGTATCTTCCAATCCGTGGTGCTGGCCGCACTCGGCGAACCCTCGAAATACCACGTCTTAGGCGCATGATCGATCACGTCTTGGGTCTTGTTGTATCGTCCAAGATAGATCGTATAGCCATCAACTACCTTTGGCCCACCAAACCCGTAGCTCATTTGCACTTGAGACAGCCCACCCCGATTGGGTGTCAAAGCCGTCGTTGTGGTGCGCGGCACATAACCCTTCTTGCCGGGTGTACCGACAGCCGGGTGAACCACCGTCACATGCTGCTGATTGACCGCTGTTATGTTTATGCGGTAAAAACGAAAGGCGGCTGGTGAGGCTACGTGAAAAACGCGTTGCTGACCACTAGCCCACGTCCAGCCAACACGATTGTCCACCGTCGTCCATGGGCCGGTCGCGCTGTTTCCGCCCTGTAGCTGCCAATCGCGTGGCGCGTACTCCTCCCGGTTAAGGCTGGCTCGCAGTATGTAGGAGAACACTGTGTTGGACGAGCCAAGATCGACTTGCCACCACTCGGGCAATGCCGCGCCTGAGTGCCAGTCCGTGCCACCATTCGCGTCCGACAAGTGCCATGGAGCCATACCGGGTTCAGAACTGCTTGAAGATATGGTCATTGGCCCGGATGTTGCAGCACTGAACACTGGTAGCTGGTTCACAAACCCTGTTTCAAACGCGTATACAAGTGTACCTTCTTGCGATTTATTGCTCTCCCAATAGCTATCAAGGTTGCCGTCAAATGCACGCCACGCCTCATGATTGGCAATCTCCGAACTCGCCGAAGCGTTACCAGTTGGTAAGCCGGGTCCGGTCATGTCGGGAACCCACGTGCCTTTGCCCGTGGGTATCATGAACGTATCTTCGATATTTATGTCCATATATGGACCGTCTCGCAACGGTATACGCGTAAGCGGCCAGTTGAAAGTATCCAGCCGCTGAAGCTGATACAGGGGGTAGTCGCCAGTACCGTTGGACTTAAAGCAGAACAAATAACAGATATTCAACTCTTGAACTAATCGTATATTCTGCACATCGTCACGGGGGTACGGGGTGACGACCTCATACACCACCGCCGCCACCGCCGAATTGGCTGCATATGCCCCTGAAGGCAACGCGTTGGCCACATAATCCGTGGTCACAACGGCCCCAGCCACGTTGGTCACTTTGGCGACCACACCATTGACGTTGTACGCCGCTGGGAAGCTACTAAAAACAACGCTCTCGCCGACAATTACGTTTGTACCGGGCGCGGTGTACGTGAATGGGCTAACGCTATTTACCGCTGAAACCACTGCTTCGCGGTGTGCATACACACCACCATACTCGAAATAAAAGCGTAGCTTGTAGTGACTGAACTCCAGAATAAGGGCTTCGTCCTCGTTGTACTCGAAGTCCAACAGCTTCGACGGATAGCCCGGTTCCGCACACCTGTTTTCAAAGAATGTGCCTGACCGGCCTATGGCTGGTCCCGTGCGGCATGGCACCATATTGGACAGATACCGCATACCGCGCACATAGCGGTCTATGTCGGTTCTGCCTTCAGCTAGTGGAGATAGCTCGCCTTCAAAGATATTTTGTTGCGTGGACGCCTTCGCCATTACAAACCGCTCCACTCGGGCTGTGCGCGAGCATTGTCCCACGTATAGGCGCTATCGTCGCCGCCAGTCTCATGCGGCTCAAGGGTGAACGCATTCATGCGCCCAGCCTCGTCTTCGGCGTCCTTGAGCATGACCACCGCATCCCGCTTCTTGCCCGGTGATTGGCTGGCTAGCTCGGCACACTCGACTGCCACCCGGCACGCCAACACGTCCACAAAGGACACGTCTGTCAGTTCATTGTCGGGAACGTTGCGAATGTACTCCAAATTAATCAAGTTAGTGTAGTCATACAAGAACTGCCCACGTTGCACCCACGTGGTGTTCTTTTGCCTGATTGGCCTCAGCATGTCACCGGGTACGGCAAACTTGTACATTCGCCCGTCTGACGGGCTTACCACGGTGGTGGTCAGTGCTGACAGGCTTAATAGCGTCGTTGCAAACACCCAGCGGCGCTTCTTAATCTCACTGGCTTTCCACTGGGGGTATTCACTTGCACACTTGACTTCCAGCGTGCTGACCGGTGGTGATAAGTTGTTTACGCGTGAAGCCCCAAGTTTGCCTAGACCCTGATTACACACGTCTTTCATGGTAGGCATTCTTGGGACTCCCGCTTCGTAGCGCCCGTCGTCTACTACTCGTAGATGTAGGCGTACATCACTTCCAAGGTTGCCGCAGCCGGGACGCCCGCGCCCGCCAGCGTAGCGATCACGTCCACCCCGGCGAGGCTATAGAAGTCCCACTTCATCAGCGTGGCGGACCACGGCAGACGCCCGCCAGCCGCCGCCACGGTCAAAGCCGCCGCCAACGCGTTGTTGCTGGCTGGCTCCATGCCGTCGTTGCCGACTGCCACGTCCTGCTTGGACCGATACGTGGCATAGCCGATGTTGATGATCGCACCGGCACCAAACGCCGACGATGAATAGAAGCAACCCGGATACCACAGCCGTACCGCACCGGGCGGAAGCCTTCCCAGATTGAACGTGCTGCCGATATCGCCGAGAATGGCTGTCGTGAATTTCTTGTAGATCGTCCGCAGCTTGCCATGCTCGTCAATCGGTCGCTTAACAGCGGTTGGTGCCGCGCTAAGCGGGTCATAGACCTGAATAGCCATTTGTCAGTTCCTTGTGTCGAACAAACATCCGGTGGGCGTGATTGCCCACCGGACAGCCCGGTGCCACAGTTTATGGCGTGACGCTCTCGTCCCAGTCCAGTGCAAACACCTTGTCTTCTTCCAGTCGCACCGCGCCTGCCGTGAAGGTGGCGTGGATTTGCTTGATGTTGTTCTTGTCAGGACGGTTGCTGATCGTGATCGTCAAGTCCTGCCAAGTGCCATACTGCATTCCATCCGGCACCCAGCACGGAGAATGCCGTACGGTGGTCGATCCCGCCACGTACGGGATACCCCTACCATTGTAGTCCTCGTAGGGGATCAGGTTGAACCCCATGAAGTAGTTGATCTCGCCATCCACCAATGCCTTGATTGCGGCATAGTCGGACGATGTGGTGGTCCCGACGCCTGCGGCGTTGGTATCACCCAGCAAGTCATCAATGCCTTCGGCATTGATCAGAATACCCGGCTTGATCGAACGCAGATCAAGGTTGCGCTTCTTCATCAGCTTGCGAAGCGAGCGCAGCTTGGCGACGGTAAAGCCGGTTGAGCCAACGGCTACCGTGTTCGCCGCCTTGTAGGACATGGTGACGTTAGCATCCTTACCGGCTTTCGCGTCGGCGAAGAATGCATCCACCACGATCTGGTCACGCCGACGCTCATGCGCCTGCCGGAACCGCTCGACATAGGGTGAAGTCGGATCGTAGATCATCTTCAACGTGTCAAGCCTGTCGATCAGGACTGCCACGTCGTATTCCTGTCCGCTGATCCAGCGGCTGGTGTGTTCGAGTTCCGTCAGCTTCGTGTCACTGTAAACAGTGTCACGAATGATGAACTCGACTGGTCCGATGAAGTTGACCACCTGTACACGTTCGCCGGAATAGCTGCCATGTGCCACATACGGGAACACAAGACCGCCAGCACGGGCAATCGTTGCACGGATATTGTCCGTGAACATATACACGTGTGCTTCAGGGATGGAATATTGAGCTATTGTTTCGGGCATCTGCCCTGTCTCCGGTGCTTTGTCAGCGCACGCCGCGTGAACGTCACGCTGACGGGTTGATCTTCAAGCTGTGGATGACAGGAGGTGTCCGAGTAGGCTCCCGCGAATTACGCTATAAACGCGTTCGCCAGACAAGGCAAGGGGACCGGGGATGACTAGTATTTCCCGGTCCCCTTTACCGCTCACGGCTCAGTGCGATGAGCCATGAACTAGCCCGCAAGCCCCATTGGCTAAGGCTTACGGGAGTGGCGGCGGCTCCGGTGGCTGATACCCACCCGGAATGGGCGATTGCTCATACAGAGCCGCAGTCTCGCCCGGTATCGCGTCGTTCCGTATCAGTTCGTGATTGGTCGCCGACGCATAGGGCGTGGCGGGCTGCACGGTTGGCGGCTCGTCGCCGGTATGCTGTTGCTCCGGTCCCGCTTCCGTTTCATGCACGGTATCATACATTTCCATCACGTTTTCGGGCGGATCGACAAACTTGTCGCGCAACGCTGCCCGTTCATCCCGGCTCAGCGACTGCCACCACGCAAGAGCCTGTTCCTGCGTTGCCGGTTTCAACGCACCATTCTCTTCGTGCGTCTCCATATACGCCGCGAGGATATCATCGTTAGTTGGCGCATAAGGTGAAGTGAACTTGTCGCGGAAAGGGTCTTGCTCAGTGTTGGTGAGATTGTACCACCACTGCTCAGCCTTCTCCATGCTGGCATCCACCGTGCTGTCTTTCACGGTGGTCTTATTCTTTGTCGTCCCTTTTGCTGCCATGGTCTTCTCCTATCGGGCTGCTCCGCCCATCAATTGCCCAGCTTTCAGATACAGTCCCTCCATAAGCTTAACGGCTTCGGGGTGTCCCGGTTCCGTCTTGTTCATGTAGGTTTTTTGGAAGGCTTGATCCATGGTCTTCTGCATGATCGTGGCTTTGGCCTGTTCCGGTGTCATGTTTGCCGGGTCTGTTACGCCACCACCACTAGGTCCACCGTCCATGAACTTACCCTCTCCTGATAGCTTACCAATCGTTGCCAGTAGTTTGATCACTGGCGCTATGCCGATATGTTGCTCAACCACCGCCATGTCGGCATCGCTGAACCCGGCCCGGTCAAGCGCCGCCATGATCTGGCGACCTTTGTTCAGGTTGGCGTCGAAGTCGCCTTTCCAACTCGTCTTCAACTCGTTGACGGCTGCTTGGCCTTGCTCAGCCTGCGACTGTGCGGCCTTCTCATTGGCCTTCTGCACAAACGCATTCCATTCCGTGACCATGACGCCTTCGACGGCTTTGGGCGACAGACCCAACTTGAACGCAAGGTTCTGTCCAAACTCCACCATCTGTGGGTCAGCCTTGTCACCCCACTTGACATCCTTATAACCCGTTGGGTCTTTGGGTCTGCCCAGCTTCTCGTAGACTGCATTCCAATCCTCTGGCTTCGCGTTCTCGTCTGGAATGCGAACCATCTTGCTGTCGTCACGTGATGCATTAACCCGCTCTAGTTCCGCATATGACGTTGCCACGACTGACGGGTTCGCATACTTCTTTGAACGGAATAATTCCTTTGCCGCGCCATCTGGTAAAGCCGTTTCGTACCACGGCTTGTCGCCGACAGTCCAAATCTGGCCTTCAGGCAAACCAGACCAAGGCGCAGTTGGCCCCGCATCAGTTCCACCAGCCCCACCGGTTCCCCCACCGTTGCTTGGTACACCACCACTACTCATGTCTTACCCTCACTCAGTAGTTCCCAAAGATCGTCAAATGACATACCCATATGCTGAGTTATACGGGTATACACTTCATGTCGTCCGGTAAGCAGTGCATGAACCCGCTGGTCGTCGCTCCATGGCGTTTGCCCACCCCGACAAAAGCGGCGTAGATCAGCAAGCACAACAGCCCCGTCGCCAGTAATAGCATGATCAGAAAATACACGTATGTAGGCACTTTGTCTCGCGCGAAGTGCCGCCTGCTGGACCGCGATTGCAGTTTCCTGATCTTCTCGCGCAGTGCTGTGCGCTGTGGCCACGTCAAAGGGGTCAAGGGGGTCTGCCAGTTCTAGACTATCTTCAGCCATTGTCTTTTACACGCTCTACATCAGTCATCAAAGCTTGTAGCTCAGCCAGTCGCGCTTTCAGTAGCTCTATGTCTTGCACAAGCTTGGCTTCGCGTGCCTTGAATATCTGCATAACGCGTTCACTGACTGTCATCACCATAACCACGCGCCTAACGCAAACGCACCAATACACAATAGTATGACGACCACTGCGATCTGCATCTGCACAAATCTAAATCCACTGTCAAATTCACCCACCGGCTAACCCCGGCTGTGCTTTGATCCCTGCCGCCGCAACGGTGGCCCCGGCTGGCGCAACGTCCACGGCTTGCTGTTGCTGCTTGGCCTGTTCGCGTTGATCCCTTACTGCCTGTAGCTCTTCCGGCGTATGCATCCAACGCGTTGGTACAGACCTATGCTCGGCCAACTCCGGTATTGCCACGTCAAAATTATAGTGGTCCAAGGCAGATGGATCACCGGTCGCCGAAGCAACTTCGATGCTTGACTGTACCATGTACAGGAACCCAGCATCTTCTTCAGCATGGAGGCCCTTGGCCAGCGGCGACGTGTAGATGATTTCGTACTCACCTTTCGCCTCGATCAGTTCCGGGGGCATGGGGGGCAGCATGTGAGGGGCGTTCTCGTTGATCAGGATCAGCGCACGCTCGACTTCCGGCCCCAGTAGGCCCGACTGTAGCCGCCCCATGGTCGGAGCCGCCAGAGCCGCCTTCTCGGCCACACGTTCGATGACTTCGGTAGCCGTCATTTCCGGCGTGTCCATGAGGATTTGGAAAAGCGTCACCAAGAACGCGTCGTTGATATCGCCCCGCTCGTCAGCCAGTATCTCCTTGGCCGGATTTAAATCCCCTGTCTCCAAAGCGTGGACAAGCGGTGCGCCTTGTGCGTTGACCGCACCATAGTTCACAAACCCCGGCGTCAAGCCCAGTCGTCCGCTCAGTACGCCATCGTCACTGGCCAACAACGTTGGATCAGCCTTCTTCTGGCTGAGCCGTAGCATACTCTTCTTCATGGCGTTGACTGACCCCATGGCGGGGCTGCATTGCTGCGCGGGACTGAAACCAAATAAACCACCCGGCTCTGTCGCCGTCCTTGGAACGAGATACGGAAAGCACGCAAAACCATCTTCGGGTCCGATATACTCAGCATCTTCCACGCTGACAAAACATCCGATGAATGGGTGACGATCCGTCGTGATCGACTCTGGATCATACCTGTCGAGGTCACGTGGGAATACTGCATGTACAATTTCAAAGAAGCGCGTATTGCTCGGGACCGTCTTCGCAAGTTCAGCCTTGACTGCTTTTGGGAGGTAGTCAAATTTGAATTCTTTTTGTAGCTGTGGTGCCGTGCGCCAAAGCCTGACGAACATCGTATCAATTATGCCATCCCCGTCTGCAAGTGGGAACATATCGCGCAGCGGCATAGCCTTGTAAGCCAATCCACCACGCATGTCGTACGACTTCTTGGTCCGCCATTTCATCCTTACGGGCGCAGTGCCATAACAACCAAGTCCGAGATACGTTTCATCCACAGACTGGCTGAACATGGCTCGCGGATCATAGCGTAGTTTAAATAGCGTATCAGTAAGGGCGTCGAAATAGGCTCTGACGTTATATTGCTCACGGAGGTAGGGGTCTGAGGCTGTGAGCCGTTCCCATTTGTGTCCATCCGGCGTAGCCAGCCTACGGAGTATGGCTGACCATTTGGGGAGCGCCCTTGCGGCCGTTGCATCGTATGCATAGCGTTTCACATCCCTTGAACTAGGGTTGGTGATTGCCTCACTGGTCTGCCAGCCAGTGTAGTGTCTAGGTAGGCAGAATGCCGCATTCATCTTCCAATCTTGTTCGTACGGCGAGCGTAGGTCTTTCGCCTCGCTGTATTGTGATAAAACATCCTTCGGATTTGGCCGGTCGCTACTGCCTAGCCGCGATATCGAGACTATATTTGCGCCCTCGTAGGCCATCATACACCCCCGCCCGAAGAGAACAGCCCCGCCGTATACGACTTGGTGGGATTAGGCGCTCCACCACCCATGACGGCTGACGCGTACGATTTCCCTGTCTGCTTACGCGTATTCTTGTACTGGGCGAAACTCACGGCATCGAGGACAGGGTTGTTTTGCCTTGTCGGTGGCGGTGGGGCAGGCGTGGGCGGGGGAGCCTTCTTGGAGGAACCCCCGCCGAAAAGGAAGCCCATTGGCTGATCCTTGTGACAAACGCGTTACCGGAATACGCTGGGGGCTACATACACCCAACGCGTTGGACACACAATGGATCAATCTTCGACCGACAAGCAACTCGCCGAGTTCGCCGCGAAGTACCGCGACGACCCATATGGGTTTGTGATGATCGCATACCCGTGGGGTGAACCAATCTTACCTGACGGCACGTATAACCCACTAGGTAAACGACAGGGACCAGAGCCATGGCAGAAGAGATTGTTAACAAAACTAGGCAAACACGTGAAGGAGAACGACCAACGGATAACGATTGGCTTGGAACCATTAGTGTGGCGTTCCGCCCGTTCGTCAGGTCATGGGGTTGGAAAGTCTGCCCTTGTGGCGTGGGTTATCCAGTGGGTTATGGCGACAAGGGCTATGGCGCGTGGCGTCATTACTGCGAATACACAAAAACAGCTAGAAGATAAGACATGGCCGGAACTGGCCAAGTGGCATAAGTTGTTCCTCTTTAAGCGGTGGTTCAATTGGCAGGCCACGTCATACAGTTCGGCACTTGTGCCGGAACAAGAGCGTAAGAACTACATGATGACCGCTATGACGGTAGGTGAAGACAATGTGGAAGCGTTTCAGGGCTTACATAACGCGGAGAGTACGGTCCTCATGGTGTTTGACGAAGCGTCAGGCATTCATCCTAAGATATGGGAAGCCGCCGTTGGGGCAACAACCGACGGAGAAGTGTTTTTTCTGGCATTCGGTAATCCTACACAGCCTACTGGCGAGTTCGCTGATTGCTTTGACAAGCATAGTGGCATGTACGATCTGGAGTTCGTCGATAGTCGTGACGTTTCACACACAAACAAGTCAGCCCTGAATGACATCATAACGATGTATGGAGCGGACAGCGATGAAGCCCGTGTGCGCGTATACGGTCAATTCCCGCACCAAGCTTTCAATGAGTTCATTGGTAAGGATTTGGCGCGAGACGCACAAGTTCGAGAATTACACATTGACCCAGCCGCTGCGCTTATCATGGCAGTGGACGTTGCTCGATACGGGGGAGACGAGATTGTTATCGCATATCGCCAAGGACGAGACGCCCGTACCCGCAAACGACTTGTCTTCAAAGGACTGAGTACGGTCCAACTCACTAAGGTCATTGTACGGGAATACCAGCATCACCACCCTGATGCTGTCGTGGTTGAAGCGCCCGGTGGGGGCGATGGGGTCATAGACCAGCTACGGGAGAATTATCACATCAAGGTCTTCGAGTTCTGGCCGGGAGCCATGAGTAGCAAGCCCGAAATGTACTACAGGAAGCGGGACGAGATATGGCATTTGGGTAAAGAGTGGTTGGTGGATCAAGGCTGCATAGACGATGATGACGAGTTCTTCACCCAGCTAACGGGTTTGCAATACAGCTACGACCGGTTTGAACAGAAGCTGAAGATGGAGAGCAAGGAACTGTACAAGTCGCGGACAGGGGAACACAGTCCAGACAGAGCCGACGCGTTCATGCTGACCTTTGCAGTCAACGTGGTCAGGCGCGACATAGGACTGGGATGGCGAGCGCAACGTAATCAGGCGCAAGTCGAATATGACGAGTTCATGTTTTAGGAGGATGGGATGACTGTACCATATGACATAATGGCCGACGTACTCGGCGCACTGGACAAGATCAGTCGGGGTAAAGTCCCGACAGTAGCCTGCGACGAACAAGGACTAGCGTACTCTACCTTTGTGACGTACACGAAGAAGTACCCGCAACTGAGTATGCTAAGGCAGGAAGCCGAAGATCGGCTTTACGACCTGATGGCGGAAGCCCTACCCAACATATTCAACCACCACATCTACGGAGTTGAAGACCCCAAGGAAGCGAGTGTGGTCAGTAGCAACATCAAATGGCTTTTGGAGAGGAGAAGGCAGAAGGCATATGGCGCACACTCTACTGTAGAGCATCATTTAAGTGCTGATAGGGAGGTCTTGGATGCACTTCAGAAGGCCAAGGCTCGCGCACAGGGCGGAACGGTTCTTGACACGATTGTCAATGACACGTTTGCTATTGACCACCCTAATGTCATTGACGTTGACGTAATAACTTCTGGTGAGGAAAATGAAGAGGACATCCGCTCGCTGTATTAGTTAGCATTGACTGTCACGTAAAGCTTGCTGGCAGCTTATCGATCCGCGCCCGTATCCTCAGAATGCGTTCAAGACGCAAATCCGGTTCCTTGGGCGGTTGGGGCCTAGCCGCCTCTA